TATTAAATGATGAAACGCTAATTCATGATGATATAGATATCAGTTGGTATGGTGAACTTGGCTATAAAGTCCGTATATTTCATCGTAGCGAGTTTGGGTATTATCCATCACCACATTTGTCAGGATGGTACACGCAACAAGTATGCAAGATACTTGGCACTGCACATGCAGAAAGTAATTGGTGCATGATACTTGACGCCAAGACATGGTTTATTCGTCCAATTGATATAGAAGAAGTATTTGACCAATACAATCGTGCACATTGTGAAAGTTGGTCATGCAATAGTCCACATTGGCAGTCTGGTTTAGAGTTTCTAAAACAAAAATATAGCGTTACAAATTTTAACTGGATCAGTCCTGCTGGTGTTCCTTTTCTTGCTTATACACACGCCATGCGTGATATGGTAATGAGTGAATCAAACTTTGTAGAATGGTTTGAAAGTAATTGCCAATTTCCAAGCAAAGTAAATCCTGACACACATGGAATTACAGAGTTTTTATGTTACAGTGCTTGGATTAGTAAAAACAATTTGTTTGATGATCTTTATAGTGGCAAACAAAAAATTGGTGTTTATAATCTTGCGGATTGGGAAGTAGATACATTTTATAACTGGTTTGTTAAATTGCAAAATGATGACAAAGCACTTACTGCAAGCATACATCCTCGTGCTTATAAACTTCTTGATAATGAACAGCGCATTGCTTGGGATGAATTTGTAAAGGACCGTATATGAAAGCAGTTTGTTTAGTTGCTCACCCTGATGATTGTGCAATCTTTGCTTACCAATTTATCATGGAACACCGTGATTGGGATTGGACGATATGTTATCTTACCTATCGACGCAGTGATCCTCGTGGTAAAGAAATTTCCCAATTTTGGAAACGCCGTGGTATTCCTACCATGTTTGCTGGCTTGCGTGATATATGGGAAAGTGTAAACAAACGTGAACTTGGATTTAATAGTAGAGATGCAGAACAGTGGATACGTGCTGTATGCGATGGCGCAGATATTATACTAACACACAATGAAAAAGGTGAGTATGGTCATCCTCATCATATATTCATACACAAAGTAACGAGTTTTATTACCATACCTAAAATTTACTTTGGAAGTTACCCTGATTATTGTAATCAACTAATTAGCACAGTTACACCGCCATATGACCCAAGTGAACTTCCGCTTCATGAAGAAGTAATTCGTGGATTTGATTTGACAAAGTGGAAATATTATATTACCGCTGCAGCACAAAAACTGTTATAATTACAAGATGAAAGAATTACATAAAATTGCCATTGAAGCGGCTAAAGATGTGAAGTCTGGTGAGTTTGTTTGCAAATACTGTGGACTTGCTTTTACACGTGAAAGTAGCCTTGTTGTTCACCAATGCGAACCAAAACGCCGTGAAAATCAAAAGAATGAAAAAGGTGTGCGCATTGGGTATATTGCTTGGATGCGGTTCTATGAATTAACCCAAGGCAGTGCCAAACTTAAAACCTATGAAGATTTTTGTAGCAGTTCATTGTATCAAGGTTTTGTAAAGTTTGGTCGGCACTGTCATGCTATTGATGCAATCAATGTTAATAAATTCATAGATTATGTTCTAACAAGCAAATATAAAATTGACAGTTGGACACGTGATAAAATTTACGAAACTTATCTCTGGGAATATGTTAGAACAGAAAAGTATGATGAAGCATTAGAACGTAGTATTGAAACTATGCAACATTGGGCAGAAGAAACTAAAGATGATACGATAGAATTTACTGATTATTTTAAGAACATAAGCACCAGTCGTTTGTTAAATCATATTGTGCATGGTCGTATTAGTCCATGGGTAATCTATTGCTGTGATAACGGCATGGAAAAACTTGGCGAACTAAACGAAGAACAAGTTACTCTTGCACTGCCATGGATTGATCCGCCATTTTGGGAACGTAAGTTAAAGATACATGCCGCAGAAACAGAAATTACCAGACAAATATTAGAAAAAGCAGGTTTCTAATGTCACGGCGGTTTGTAATTAGTCCCATATCTTTAGAAGTTCTTCGTGATTTAGCGGAAGATATCCATCCTATTGATTTAATAAAAAATAAAAGTATTCTAATTATTGGTGAACCATCATATTATACTCTTAATGAAGCAGAAATAATAAAATGGTGCAATTCTTCCTTGACAGCATGGTCACAAAAAGGTATGATACTTGGATTCATCAATGATGAAGAACGTAACTTATTCTTAATGCGGTGGGCATAATGCGATTACCATTTCAAGTAACATATAAACAGGCTGCGGGTGTTAATGTAAGAACATGGTTAGATGAAAATATTGGTGCATACAACAAGGATTGGTGGCTTGAAAAAGAAGATGATTTTGAGCGTTTTATTAATATACCAGATGAATTAAAAGCAATGCTATACATTATGCGGTGGGCATAAATGGATATTGACATAGACTTTGGAAACCGTGAGGATATCTTGAAAATAATCAAGCATATACCTGCGTCTATACGCCGTGACGGTGCTGTTGTCAAGCACAACACTGGAGTCTATGTCAATCCCATCCCTCAAAATCTACTTACTGGTTTAAGCAATATTGATTATGATACTGCAGAAGAATTAGGTTATATGAAGTTAGACCTACTGAATGTTCACGTTTATAATTCAGTTCGCAGTAACGAGCATCTTGACGAACTCTGTAGCCGTGAACCTCAGTGGGAACTGTTAAAAGAAAGGGATTTTGTTGCCAAACTTATTCATTTATCAAATCATTTTGATGTCTTACAACAACATCTTCCTACTACAATGGATCAGTTGGCTATGGTATTGGCAATCATTCGTCCATCCAAACGTTACCTTATCGGAAAGCGATGGCGAGAAATAAATGAAGAGATTTGGGTTAAACCCGATGAAGGTTATTATTTTAAAAAAGCACATGCCTATGGCTATGCGCAATTAGTAATGGTTCATATGAATTTGTTAACCGAGTCGTTTAACTAACTGAACAACTCTGCGTTTTGTTCTGCGTTCTGCAAGTTTGGCAATGCTTACAATATGACCACACTGCTCTCTTATATCTTTTGTAGTAAGTGTTACTGTACTGTAGCGATATTTGTCCCAACCATGTTTTAAAAATATATTGATTGGTATTAAGCGATTACTTTCCCACCACCATATTTCTGCTGCTTCTAAAAACCCACGTTTATCTTCTTCGGTCTTTAATTTATTGAACGCATACATTGAAACGATGTCACCATCAAAATTTTGTATAATTCCAATAAAGTCCGCAGTAGGGTATTTTATGTAACTTAAGAAGGGATATTGTTCAAGCATTTGTTCCAGTGAAAAGCTCATAATAAATATTAAAAAGGGTCCATTAGTTGCAGCAAATTTCAGGTTATTTATATCCACAAATTATAACAGTTGTAAAGAACAGCGACCTTGCATTACCAAGGGAGAATCAGTTGTTTTACGCCAAGCCATTACAAATATATAAAGGTGTAGATAATAGATTTAAGTTCGTTATCAAGAATAATGATCAGAAACCTGCGAGCCTTTTACAAAGCACAGTTTTATTTAACTTAATTGATTCTACAACAAAAGAATTAGTTTTTTCACGTAACCTTGACCTTGTTTATACACGTGATGGTGTGGCAACTTGTCTCATTGAAGGCAGTTTACTTGATAATATAAACGCTGGTTTATATAATTACAGCATTGTTGTTACAAATGGTGAAGGTGAACAAGAAATTGTTTATAGTGATGACAACTATCAAGCACAAGGTCAAGCCAGAATAAACGATGGTGTTTATCCGCAGTTTACTCCAAGCTATCTTGCTAACAATTTTACATACAGCAATGACGGCGATACAAACTATGTAAATGTTGCTTACAGCAGCAGTTTCTTGACAGCTAATTATGTTCGTGGCAGTGCTGTCTATCAGACTGTACAATATAATGCAAATGCTTTTACAGGCAATATTCAGTTGCAAGTAAGTTTGGACGCCAAGAGTGTAGTTGATGCTAATAGCTATACTACAGTAAGTTATGCTAATTGTGCTAATGTCACTGGTACAAATTACTTTAATTTCCAAGGCAAATATCGTGCTGTAAGATTTAAGGTTAGCCAAATCAGCGGTCAAATGAATTACATTTATTATCGTCCTTGACAGATTGTTATAAATCTGTTATATTACTTTAATGGAAATTACCAACCAAATACTGAACCATTTGCCATGGAAGAAGAAAACTACTCCAAGTGGATGGATTAGCTTTAATGCACCATGCTGTCAGCATTTAGGACATGAAGCCGATACTCGTGGTCGTGGTGGTGTTCACCAAACATCAGAAGGTGGTATTAATTATCATTGTTTCAACTGTCATTATACTTGTAGTTGGCAACCAGGTCGTCGTTTAAGTTATAAAATGCGGCGTTGGATGATTTGGCTTGGTATGGGCGAAGAAGCAGTGAGTCGTCTTGCGCTATTTGCTATTAGCCAAGAAACCGCAGAACCAGTTGTAGTTGAAACACGTGAGTTACCTACCTATGAACCACGTGATTCATGTCCTGGTCGTCCTATTACAAGTTGGTTAAATGATGGATATATCAATGAAAAAGATTACAACAGTCTTGAAAGTGCTATTCATTATCTTGATACTCGTGGCTTCGGTGATAAGTTGCATGAGTTTTATTGGACAGATGATGCGGCATTGCGTAACCGTGTGTTAGTTCCATTTACTTGGAAAAATAGACCTATGGGTTTTAGTGGGCGACTGTTTGAAGACGGCAAAAAGAAAATAAAATACTTTTCTAACTATCCAAGCAATATGATATGGGGCTATGATCGGCAACATCGTGATGCTAAGTTTTGTATCGTTGTTGAAGGATTGCTTGATGCAGTTGCGATAAATGCACTTGCAATCTGCAGTAATGAAGTAAATGATGAGCAAGCACAAGTTATTGAAACACTCGACCGTGATATCATTGTCGTGCCTGATCGTGACAAGGCTGGCGTGGCAATGGTTAATGCCGCACTTAAATATGGTTGGAGTGTTGCATTTCCTGAATGGGAAACGGGTATTAAAGATACTGCAGATGCTGTTGCCAAGTATGGTCAGTTGTTTACCATGCGTAGTATATTAGACAGTGTTCAGACAAATAGTTTAAAAGTTCAACTTATGAGTAAAAAATGGTTTTGACTTAAGCATGACAATCGGATATAATTACTAGATGGCAAAAACCTATGACGCAGCAGTTCAAAAACTCTTTATTGAAATGATGTTAAGTGACCCGCAAAGTTATGTGCGTGTCCAAAACATATTCAATCCAAATAACTTTGACCGTAGTTTACAGAGTGCGGCAAAATTTATAAAAGAACATTGTGATAAACATACCATTATGCCATTGGTAGAACAGATTAATGCTGCTACTAATAACACTTTTCAACTTATACCTGGTATGACTGATGATCATACGGGTTGGTTTTTAGAAGAGTTTGAAGGATTTACCAAGCAAAAAGAACTTGAACGTGCGATTCTTAAAGCCGCAGATATGCTTGAGAAAGGTGACTTTGACCCTGTTGAAAAGATTATCAAAGATGCAGTGCAGATTAGTTTAACCAAAGACCTTGGAACCGATTATTTTATTGATCCTATTGCACGATTGAACAAAATTAAAGATAACAATGGTCAAACAAGTAGTGGATGGACTACACTTGATAAGAAACTATTTGGTGGATTCAATCGTGGTGAACTGAATATCTTTGCTGGTGGTTCGGGAAGTGGTAAATCACTGTTCATGCAAAACATTGCATGTAATTGGATATTAGCTGGTCTTAATGGCGTTTATATCACGTTAGAATTAAGTGAAGAACTTACTGCCATGCGTATTGATGGTATGCTTACCAATACACCGTCACGTGATATCTTTAAAAGTATTGAAGATATTGAAGTTAAAGTCAAGATGATTGGTAAAAAAAGTGGTCGTTTACAAATTAAATATATGCCAGCACAAAGCAATATTAACGATGTTCGTGCTTATATCAAAGAACTACAAATTCGCACGGGTCGCCGTGTAGACTTTGTTATGATTGATTATCTTGATCTACTCATGCCAGTAAGTGCCAGAGTAAGTCCAAGTGATTTGTTTGTTAAAGACAAGTATGTTAGTGAAGAAATACGTAACTTTGCAAAAGAATTGGATATTCTACTTGTAACAGCATCACAGTTAAACCGTGCATCGGTTGAAGAAGTTGAATTTGACCACAGTCATATTAGTGGTGGTATTTCTAAAATCAACACCGCAGATAATTTGTTTGGTATCTTTACAAGTCGTAGTATGCGTGAGCATGGTAAGTATCAATTGCAGCTTATGAAAACTCGTAGTAGTAGTGGTGTCGGACAAAAGATCGAACTTGAGTTTGATATTGATAGTTTACGTATCCGTGACCTTGCAGAAGACGCCGAATATCAACAGTTTAAGAAACAAAGCAGCAGTATCTTTGCAAGCATTAAGGGCGGTAGCAATGTTAAACCAACAACAGAAGCAGTTCCCGAAGATCAACCAGGTAAAATTGTGGCTGATGTAAACAGCAGTGCACTAAAACAAATGTTAAACAATCTTAAGCAGAAGAGTTAAACTTTTCTAATTTTAATGTCCGCACATTTTGACATTCAATATACTGACTACCGTTGCTTGTTTTAATTTTGCCTACGCCGCATACTACATCATAATCATGATATGCAACTGGACCTTTTACCAATAGGTCAATATATTTTCCGTTACCAACACCAAGGGTAAGAAAGGTAATGTACTTACCGCCTTCTCCTTTGAATACACGACCATTGGCAACAAGACCAGCAAATTCAAAACGGTCAAGATATTGATTACTACAATAAAAACCTGGTAAAAAATCGGCATCACCCCACCATCCATACTTGCGATATTCATAAATTGGGTCATTTAATAAACTATAATTAAATCCTAATTCACGTAAATCCCAACCAGCACGTTTTGCTTCGTTTTTATATACCCAACGACGATAACTGCCTTCACAGTGTTTAAGATATGCTGCCCAAAATGGTTTTGGATTATGCGCTTTCTGATATGCTAACGCCCAAATCAATCGCCCAAGATTTACCGCATGTGCACGGCATAGTCCAAAGTTACCAAGTTGATAAAGTTCGTCTATAATTTCTGTCTTATTTGGATGTGTTCCCATGCGGTGCATAAACTCATATACTTTTTCTTCATTCTTTTTGGCAAATGCACGGCGATACATATCTGCTTCATAGATATCACAGCCAATAAGTTTGCTTATCTTTTTGATAGCATCATCTTCATACACAATACTATCTTCTAATTGTTTTTCTGTCCAGTCATGAAAGAAACTGGCTTTCTGACGACCAGTGGTAGCAACGGGGCGTATAAGTGCAGTAGCAAACACACAATCACTGCGTGACTTAGGTTGTATTGCACGAAACAATCGCCGCATTGCAGGTGATTCACCTTGCGTTACACCTAATACATCACCATTGCAAAGTAAATTTACAGTTGCCGCATCATAATCAGGATAATCTTCTAAACTCATATTTGGTTCTATTTCATACAGTTGACTTAAACCACGATTAGCAAGTATGTCAACCTTCAAGTGTTCAAGGTCTTCTACTTCATGTTTGTCTAACAGTATTTGATTGTCTGCATTTATTAGACTTTTTGGTAGATTATGCTTGAACACAAGTATGCCACCGCAGTGTTTGCTAATGGCTCGTTTCTTACCAAGCAACTTCTTTTCAATACGAATAGCTTCACCTATGTCAATATCAAGATCATCGTATTTGAAGTTGCGAGGTAATTTACCTTTTGCACCAAGTCGTCTTGCTGCTTCACGCTTGGCACTTTTTTCTTTAAATGTAACATAGTTACTGATACGTGCACTCTTACCAGGCCAACGTTTGAATATACGTTCCATTACTGTGGTTTGTGCCCAATGAGGATAATCTATATCAATATCTGGTAGATCATCACGATGTGGATTTAAGAATCGTGATAGTGGTATGTCCCATTTTATAGGATCAACATCTGTGATTCCCAATGCCCAACATATAAGACTACTGCCTGCACTACCACGTGTCATATGCGGTAGATCAAGCGTCATGTCTAATATTTCACGGACTTGTAAGAAGTATTCTGTAAAGCGTAACCCTAATATGATCTCTATCTCTTCAACAAGACGGTCATTATATACTGCTTCATCTGGTATCGGTCGTCTAAATTCTTGTAATAACTGTTCGCATTGTGCCTGTGCGTTTTCTGGTAGTTTCATTGTTTGCCCTTTATGCCTAAATGTGCCTGTAATTTTATATTTAATTTATATTTTTTATTAATAAAAATTTACTGATTTTACATATTGATGATTTTTTATTTGGTTTATAACATCATCTATATTGGAATACACAAGTTGTCCGATTTTAATTTTACCTGGTTTTAATTGATTGGTAAATTTTGGATAACCTAATTTTTTAAAAAAATCATAGTTTTTATCATAGTATTTTTTACATTCGTATTCATTTTTTAATGCTTCTTCACGTGAAACTGAATTAAACCTTACTGTAAAATCAGCACTAAAAAAATTCCAAGGTTTTACTGCGTCATCGTGAATATATTCATCCTCATCTCTTACTAAATCTTCAATAGTTTTGCCTACTTCTACATAATTTAGATATAATCCACCAAATTCATACTGACATGTCATACTATCAAAATCTATAGTATCTAACATTTCTGTTTTAGGTAAACCAAAATATGTAACCACAAATCTTTTAGGATTTTTATGTAAAACACTTTCTACTCTATGGACTAATATGTTTAAGTCACATAGTGCTTTTCTAACTTCTTGATTTGCGGAAACGTAAAAATTATGTGTTTGTTTATCGAGTAATCCATGATATTCTTCAAAAATATGATGAAAATAATTTAATGTATCAATGTCTTCAATATTTGTTAAATGTCGATTTATAATTAGTTCATGTGAATTTATTAAATCTACACAATTGTTTATTCGTGTTAATGCAATACTTTTTTCTTTTTCAAAATCATAAAATCCATAAAATCTTTCTGGATCATCTATGTGATAGTTTTTGGAATCTGCTTCCTTAATTTTATATTTCCACTTTTTAGCAATGTTTGTTTTATCTAATTGAAAATATAATTCAATTTCTTGTTTATGATCATTTGGATTGCATAAAATCAATAATAATCTATCCATATTTTAATTTATCTTTAAAATTCATTAAAATAAATAAAAAATAATGATTACTTTTACAGATATTAAACATTTACACATGGAATTTAGCAGTTTGTGTAATGCAAGATGTCCATTATGCCCAAGAAATTTATTTGGTTATCCTTATAATAGCGGTTACGAAGAAACAAGTTTAACTCTGGAATTGATTCAAAGAACATTCTTGCCAAATTTTATTAAACAACTTAAACGTGGCATATTAGTTAATGGAAATTTTGGTGATTTTACTGCAAATTTAGAATCTTTGCAAATTATTGATTATTTTAAATCATGCAATTCAAGGTTGAAGATAGAAATAAGCACAAATGGTAGTGCAAGAAATACAGATTTTTGGCATGAACTTGGTAAATTTTCAAATACAAGTGTAGCCTTTTGTTTAGATGGTTTAGAAGATACACACGCAATATATCGACAAGA